TGGGTTCTTTCGAACCCAGTATCTCACTCTCCCCGAATCTTAGATCCTATTTGAGTGGAGTTGCTTATCACTATTTTGTATCATTATTTCCTTCCTTTTCAACTAATAATTTTAGTTGATTTAGGAAAGGTTTTAGTAATGCTGATCTTGATCTAGCAATAACTTCATTAGGACGAATAGGTTGTAATCCTTTTAAACTAGGAACTGGTCTTATAGGATCAGATTCCAATGTTTTAGAGGCTTCCAACCCGGACGTTAACTCTCTAACAGAGATAATGTTCTCCATCTTTAAAGATGTTGACTTATCTAAGCTAGATATAACAGGAAGATATTCCCTGTGAGTTACCGAGATTCGATCCCAAGGAATAAAAAACATGATTGAACTAAGAAGTCCCTGAATAACTAAGTTATACTTGGTCTTCTTAGATACCAATCTGTCTATTTCCCTTTCTCTAACTTCAATGATTGCCTTTAATAAGCAATCGTTAATTTTAGAGACATCGTTCACCTTATATGACTCCCAAGAAAGAGATATTAAATCTTGGACTTGAACCATAAAAGGTTTATTCGATGTTGGTAATAGCGAGAATTGTTTGAACTTATTAACTAAATACGTAAATTTACGTTTTTGGTTAGTAGGAACACTCAATTCCACGATTTTATTCCAGAAGTCTGGAGAGTTGCTCTGTAAATAAAGAGGAAGAAATCCTCTTTCTTTAGCAGACTCCAATGCCTGTGCTAGTAAAGGGTATATTGATATATTCTCTACTAACGCAGTTATTGGAAACTGAGTTATTTCTGAACCTTTGTAGTAGAATCTCTTAGCAAATTCAAATAGGTCTTCACCTATATGAGTTTTTACTTTCGAGATTTCTACTCCAAGTTCATTCATAACCTCCAGATAGCTAGTTGCTAATTTTCTGTCCATAATGACTATATCGTCTCCTAGGAGACGATATGGAAGGTCTTTCATATCCATACCTATTCGTAGAGCACTTATGTGTACTACGACATGGTGTGAAAGTGAAAACACCCCTCAAGAGCTTTTGGCTCCTAAAGGTTGACCTGTCTGGAACGTGATTGATCTACCATTTGGTAACTCAAACTCGTAACCGACCATTATATGAGCTCACGCTTCACTTTTACTTGAATCACCGTACAGATGTTCTACTACTTTCTTTTGGAAAGATAGTGGGAACCTATCTGTTGCGGCTTTTAAGTCAAATGAAGCGAAGAACTTATATCCTCCGTAAAGAAGAGACCTAAAACCTGCATTCTGATCGAATGTAGAGTCTTGGGGTAGATCTTTTAAAATACCGAATACATGATCATGTAAGCTCGAAAGAGCCATTTGACTTATGTATTCGAATATAGCAAAAGGTCTACTTTTCCCTTCTTTGTCTTCTTTTATAGATATTTTCCTTAACCTTTTGGTCTTTGCAGGCTTTATACTGAATATATTCATGTACATAGCTTGACAATGCTCCAAAAAGGCTTTTAATGACAATACAGACTTACCGAAGTAAGAATCTGTACCACCATTTAGGTCAATACAACTATTAAGAAGACGTTCTGGAAGATTTAGAAGATCTTCCATGGCACGAAGGATAGACAGACCATTTGGACCTGCTGTAGAGATTCATGTGAATCCTGAGAATTCAGTATTCATAGAACCTCGTCTAATGCCCATTTTGTTCAAAACAATCGATATTTCTGATTGAGGTATAGTATCTTTATAAGTACTACCCTCAGTCATTGTATCAGTTGCTACGACATTTGGGTCTCCTTTTATCAATTTTCCTACCTGAAGTAAGGTAAGAATTCATTGAAT